TTACTAAAGATAATCGCAGAGATAATTGACAATAAGTAAATATGTGTTACAATGTGCCGTATAATGTGATAAATGCGGCACATTTTTTATAAAGGAGGAAAATATGGAATGTGTTGCTTATATGAGAGTATCCACTGAAAAACAGGCTGTTGAGGGCAACGGACTTGATAGCCAGAAAAGGGACATTGAAAACTATTGCAGAAAAAATGAGCTTGTAATAACAGATTGGTACGTTGATGATGGTTATACAGGTACGAATATGGATAGACCAGAACTTCAAAGGCTTGTGAATGATTGTAGCCGCAAAAGAATAAGCTGCGTTGTAGCCTTTAAGCTTGACCGATTATCAAGAAATATGATTGATGGGATATACCTTATCGAGAAAGTATTTCAAAAATACGATGTTGTGTTTAAATGTGTTCACGATAGCGTGAATTATGACAGCCCAATGGAGCAGGCATACACACAGATGATGGCGGTATTCGCACAGCTTGATAAAAACACAATGATGTTGCGTATGCGCGGTGGTATGCTTGAACGTGTCAAGCAAGGCTACTGGTTCGGTGGCGGCAATTTGCCTTATTGTTATTCTTACAGCAAAGACCAAGGTATATTAATACCTATTCCAGAACATGCGGAACAAGCGAGAAAAGGTCTTGAATTGTTCATATCCGGCTATTCAGATGCGAAAATTAAAGAAATTTGTGGCTTTAGATCAGAATTAGTTACTAGAAGTATTTTGACCAGTGTTGTTAATATCGGAATGATACCATACAAGGGTAAAATATATCAGGGCAAACATGAAGCTGTTTTTGATAAAGATAGGTTTGAACTTGGATTAGAACTAAGAAAGACAAGGTGTTCGGCAAAAACTTACTGCATAACCGAACCTAATTTATTGACCGGATTATGTTATTGTGGTATTTGTGGCTGCAAAATGCGTTATCAAAAATGGGGCAGTAAAAAGCATAAGATTTATTGCTGTTCAAGAAATAAATCACTTTCATATCTGCCTAATTATAATGCAAGCTGTAATAATTCGCTTGAATGGGCGGATGATATAGAGAAGCAAGTAGAAGAAGAAATTCTTAAAATATCCCTTGATTTATCATCTTACAAGCCGAAAGAAAAGGCGACAAAACTTGAAATTATGCAATCGCAGCTTGAAAAGGAACAGATTAAGCTAAAAAGATTATACAATCTGTATGCTGACGGAAATGATACAGTCTTAGAAATGATTAAGGAACTCGAATCACAGATTAAAGAAATGAAATCAAACATTGCCGCCGAAAGCAAAAACGCAATCAATACACAGAAAAAGGAGTTTGTTTACGAAAACATAAAAAAACTTGCCGACATTTGGGATAAGGTCGACAAGAAACAAAAAAACATGATACTTAAGACTATAATAGATAGGATTGTTATAGTCAATGGAAATATTGAAATACAGTTAAAGAATTTTTAGCAGAAACTTAATGCCATGGGCATGGCATATAGGAAGTGCTAATGCCGTATTTATCACGTTTTACAATTATATAATTTCAATGCTGTCGCTTATATGTCGTACACATGTCTATTATGTGTCGCTTTAAGCGTCTTTTTTTATGCAAAAATGTAATCAGAAAGAGAGGTAATGCGAATGTTTTCTGATGAAGTTAGAGAAAAAATCTTAAGCAAAGAAGAATTACAGAAACTTGATTTGGTGACATTATCTCTTGTTATCCACGCAATCGAGGAAGTTTTAGAGGAGGCAGACAATGAACAATCCTTATCAAGCAGTGCCTATGATGAATAATTCTTATATGCAATCTCAAAATCCATATATGGATAGAATGAACTTTTTGCAAAATTATCAGCAGAGCTTACAACAACAGCCTATGCAGATGAATCAACAACCTATACCACAGCAGATAGTAGGCATTAATGGAAGAATAGTACAGGCAGTTGAAAATATTAATGCCAATGAAGTGCCTATGGATGGAAGCATGGCTTTTTTCCCTAAGCAGGATATGTCGGAGATATACGTTAAGGGCTGGAATGCTGACGGAACAATTAGAACGATTGTATATAAGCCTCATACAGAACCAGGCGGAAGCAATGCTTGCAATCCGACAACCGACATAGAAAACGCTAAATTTACCCTATCAGACGAAAGCACAGAGCTGTTTATGAGTAAGTTTGATGAACTATCAGAGAAGATAGGGCAGTTAGAGAATAGATTTGACAAATCTTTAGGAGTGCAAAGAAAAACTTCAAAAACTCAAAGCAAGGGCGGTGATGAAGAATGAACCCAATTAACATTTTTCAGATGATGAGAGGCGGTCCTCAACAATTTATACAGCAGATAATGGGGAACAATCAGCTTATGAGTAATCCAATGATGAAGAATACAATGCAAATGGCACAGCAAGGCAATATGCAAGGTATCGAACAGATGGCTAGAAATTTATGTAAGGAAAAAGGATTGAATGCAGATGATGTATTTAATCAGATAAAAAGTAGATTTGGTAATTAGTAGCATATTAGATGTCTTTGCAAACTACCTAGGTGACATCTTTATGAATAAATTAATGGAGGTAACTAATATGTTTAATTCAAATTGTGCCAGCGTGCCATTAGTCGCTAATATTGACGGCAACGGCAATAACGGCGGATGGGCTGACGGTGGATGGCTTTGGATAATCGTTGTATTTGCCTTACTCTTTGGATGGGGCAATGGTGGATTTGGCGGTTTTGGCGGCAATAATGGCGGTGGCTATGTTGCAGCAGCGGCTACACAGGCTGATATTCAGAGAGGCTTCGACAATTCAGCAGTTATCAGTAAGTTAGATGGCATTTCCAACGGACTTTGCGATGGATTCTACGCTATGAATAACAGTATGCTTGCAGGCTTTAATGGCATAAATACAAACATTATGCAGACAGGCTACGGCATCCAGCAGGCTATTAACGCTGATACAGTCGCTAATATGCAGAATACAAATGCTTTACAGTCACAGCTTGCCAACTGTTGCTGTGAGACAAGAGAAGCTATTCAGGGTGTAAACTACAATATGGCAACTAACACCTGTGCTTTACAGAACACGATGAATAATAATACAAGAGATATTATCGACAGCCAGCAGGCAGGAACAAGAGCAATCCTTGATTTCTTAACAAATGACAAGATAGCTACATTACAGGCAGAGAATAATGATTTACGCAGAGCTGCTTCACAGGATAGACAGAATGCACTTCTGACTACCACGATGGCAGCACAGACAAACCAGATTATTGACGCTGTAAGACCTACGCCAGTACCATCATTCCCGGCAAGCAACCTTTACGGATATGCTTACGGATGTGGATGCAATACAGGTTGTGGTTGCTAAACAACTGAATAATCAAGTATCTTAATCGAAAGATTATGTCTGCTAAGCAGTATTACTTAAATTTAAAGGGCAGACTTGTATGGTTTGCCCTTATTTTTTAGAAAGAGAGGTAAAGACGATGGAAATTACAGGAATTGCATTACAAACAGTTGCCGCTGGCGAAGATGTGGCATTTACAGAAACACCAGTTTGCGGTAGTAAGTGCATCGTACACAGACAGGGCAGCGGAATTATCAAGCTAAGAGGTATTACAAATCAGTGTAAAGCACGATTTTTAGTATCATATAGTGGCAACATTCAGATACCTACAAGTGGCACAGTAGAAGCTATTTCACTTGCCATTGCAGTAGATGGAGAGCCTTTACAGTCAACAAGAATGGTCGTCACGCCAGCCGCAGTTGAAAACTTATTTAACGTATCAGCACAGGCATATGTTGATGTACCTTGCGGCTGTTGCAGTACAGTAGCGGTGCAGAATACATCTACACAGGCTATACAGGTTCAGAACAGCAACTTAATTGCTGTCCGTGAAGCGTAAGGGGGTGTGAGTATGCACATTGAAAGAATCCACAAAATGATTGAATGTCTTACAGAGAAAGCCTTAGGCGAGCTTGATAAGGGCGTTGAGAATGTCAATACAGAGGAAATGGGAGAAGCTGTCGATATGATTAAGGACTTATGTGAAGCAGAGTACAAGGCTGTTATCGTTAAGTCTATGAAGAAAGCTGATGAAGAGGAAGAAGAATACAACAAGGAGCTACTTAGAGCCTTAAAAGACGAATACGGAGAAGAGAGTAGCAGAAGATACTATGATGAATACAGATACAAGACTACTGGCAGATACGCCCCTAAAGGCAAAGGTACTTATGTAGGCAGAAGAGGATACGAAGAACCGCCTTATATGCATATGTACCCAGAAAGGGATATGGATAGAGAATACGGAAGAATGTACTATACAGAGCCTACAGCCACACATACATCTGAAAGTGGCTACGACAGGGCAAAGAGAATGTACACAGAAACTAAAGAAATGCACAAAGCTAATACACCAGAGGATAAGGAACATAAGATGAAGTCACTTGACAGCTACACTAAGGAACTTGCAAGTGACATTACAGGTATGGTTGCCGATATGTCAGCAGAAGAGAAAAATTTACTTAGAACAAAGTTAAGCACTCTTGTATCTAAGATATAATTCTAAAGGCTATGAGTAGCAATATTCATAGCCTATTTTATTCAGAAAGGGGCATACAGATGTTTTTTATAATCAATGGTACAATCTGGCACATACAATATAAAAATTCAAATTCAAGCGAATTAAGGCGGTCAGACAATACAATTAGCTTAGGTGTAACTGACAGAAACACGCATACGATATACCTGTCAGACAAATTGCAGGGATTTATGCTACGCAAAGTTCTGATACACGAAATTTGCCACACTGTCTGTATGTCTTATGATATTTATTTACCGATTGAAACAGAAGAAATTTTATGCGATTTTGTAGCAACTTATGGTGATGAAGTATTTGACATTGTTGATATGGTACTTGGAGCAGTTAGGAGAGTGGGATAATGGAAAAAGATGAATTTTTAAAAAATCAAAATTTTGATAATAGTTATTTATTTTTTTTAATAATTTTTGTTTTATTGTTTGGCAAATGGGATGATGAGGTGAAAAAAAATGAAGATAGAAGAACTGTTAAAGATAATTCAAAGAACTAATCCAGCTATGACAAAAGAACTATTGATATACGAACTTAGTCAGTGCCGGTATGCAAGTAAAGCGTTGATTTATACAGAAAAATGTTGCCAGAAAAAATAAACTGAATTTTTTTGAACGCCCCCAGGTATGGCATTTTATATTCGCAATTTCGATTTTGACAATTTCCAAAATTTGGTGCAGATTTCGTTCAAATCCTACTTAAAAATTGAAAAAATTTTCCCACAAAAATATAATGCAAAAATTTTGATACCCCCGTCATATGCAATTTTGAAATCCAAAAATCGGTTACACAGAATTTCAATTTTTGCCCCTGATTTCGTTCAGATTTACCTTGAAAAATTGATGAAAAACTTTAGAACTTTAACAAAGCAAAGTACAGCAAACAAAGCCCAGCCTATATTATATATTGTTTTTTAACGCGCTTGTGGCTGTCTTTTCCTTTTTCGTAAGGTTTAATGTAAACCACTTTGCCGGTTTTGTAATGGCGAAAATGCCCCCGAACTTCCCAGCACCCCGCTATACGATGTATTTTTTTGCTTTTAATTTTTGTTATAAGCTTGCTGTTAACTGTTTTAATTTTAATATTGTTAATTTTAACAGTTTTTACAACATTGCTATCTGTTTTTGTTTTGCTGTTGCTATTTTTCTTGTTGCTCTTCGTGCCTGCGTGCGCTTTTTCTTGCCTTTCAACTTCCTTGATTTCCGGATGCTGCATAATCCAGTTAAGCCAGCACATTACTTTTAAGAATAATTTAAAAGGGTCACACGCTGTTATCATTTCATTTTCTTTGTATTTTTCTATTTCTTCACTTTTTCGCTTCTGTTTCTTATATATTTCTGCGGTTGCATCATTAAATTCTACGCAATCGCAGCTTTCAGAATGCAATCCATAGAAAATATAAGGCATTTCACATAGCAAGCTGCAATCCCACTTGTATACATTATAAGCATTATTAAAAATATCCGCATTAATTATAGCTTTATCATCTTTAAGCTCTGTATCAAACAAGATAAATCCATTAAATTCTGGATAATTAACAATCAAAACTCCATTCTTAATAATCGGGATAGGAACAAGCTCTACATTTTCTTCTACATCCTCTAAAAAATGAATAGTATCCGCAAAATTGACAACAATACTATCCAAATCGTTGATTTTCGCAGCTAATTCGTTTCCCCTTTGCTCTTTTAATAATTCTATCTGTTTATCAGTTTTCATTTGTTCATCACCTTTTTTAAACAATATATTATTATAAATGCAGATAATTTAAAAATCAATAATAAGTGGGGCATAATACCCAACTTACATAATTAACATTATTATTTTAAAATTTCTTTAATTGCCCATTCTAAATGATAATCATAGTGGGCAACTATTTCTATAAGCTCTTGCTTTCCGATTTTTGAAGCAATAGCCTGCAAAATTTCAGTATTATTATCACATTCATCTAAAGAGTTCTCAAATTCTTCTAAATCTTCAAACTCTTTTTGCATTCTATCATTTTTATTGTAAACTTCTTCAACTATTTCTTTAATATCTTCATCAAAACGATATTCAGGGGCGACAGTATAAACGATTATTTCTGTTTCTGGCTCTTCATCTTCAATTCCAAGCTCAATATCTCCAAATATAATTTTATAGAAATCATACATATAGTATTCATCATTAATGTCATTCTCAACACATTGATAAAGTGGCTCAACAGCTTTAACTGTGCCCTTGCTTTTGCCATCATTCAACACCCATTTATCGCCTGGTTCAGGAATTTCACTAACCTCATCATACCATTTTTTTAAAATACCTAGCATCTGTATCTATACGTCCCATAATATTCACCTTTTAAACCTTTCTTTTTTGATTGGTGGCGGTTAATTTCCTTGGTCGGGGCAACCGCCTTTTTTGTAAGATTATAATAACAAATATAAAGCACAAAAACAATATGCAAATTGTGCAAATATAAGGCACATAATTTATACAATATGCATAAGGCACAAAATAACATAATGTATATAATAAAGAAGAGAAAATGTTGCTTGACATATAAAGCACAAAGCTATATTATGATTTTAATAATATTATAAAAGAGGTGAACACATATGCAGGAATTAAAGACAAGCGAAAGCCAACGCAAAGCTGTATATAAATATGATGATAAGTTCGAGCGTGTTAATTGTAGACTTGCAAAAGGCACAAAAGAACGCATCAAAGCTCTTAAGTACTCCGCCAATGATTTTATTAAATTAGCAGTAGCGGAGAAGTTGGAGCGTGAAGAAAAAATATTGAAATAAGGCACAAAAAACTATTGACATATAAGGCACAAAATGATATTATAATTGTACAAATTAAAGAAAGGACAGCGGAAAGCTGAAGGGGGGAGAATTATGAGATATGAGTTAGAGAAGTATATAAAAGGAATGGAAAAAGGTATGGAACTGGCGAAATCGGCTTCTGGCTGTACAGATGAGGACTTGGATATAAACTATAAAATTATATCCGCATTGGCTCCAAATTTTAGAGAAGCGCAAGAACATTTGGTTGATTACACATTCTTTTTAACTGAATTGAGAAAAAAGCAGGTAAAAGCGCTGGGATACAATACAAATGATAACGCTTATTTGTATTGCCAGCTCAAGTTTTGCAAAGAATTTTTACAAGAGAAGCTTGCGGAATTCTTATCACTCAAAGAAGATGATGAAATAAAAGAATACTTTGTAATTGCAAACTATGAGTACAATGAGGGTGTACTCATGGAAAATGGTCATATTTTCGCCGTTTATGAAGATAAATTTGGCGATATTGTCCATTTTTATCCATATCCGGACGCAACTGGCTTTAGAAATGGCTACGGCGACGGAATTCCAGAATTAGAAGAAAATTTCGATTACAATCTGTTCTGGTAAATTAAGGAGAAGTTATGCAAGAAATAAGCTGTATTGATTATAAAGGGAAAAAATTTTCTGGAATATGGAACGAAAAAACATATTCTTCTAAAATTGAAGAAAAGCCGGAATTAAAACGAATATATGTGGACAATGAACCTGTCCACATTACAGAGAAGGAGTATGCAAAATTAATAGGAGGCGCTGAAACTTTAAAAAGACAACGGCACTTTGAAAAGATGTGCAGTTTAAAAAAAGAAATAAAAACATTAAATTTAGCAGATAAGCTAGAAATAATTTTATTTGCTTTAGATGACGAAAAGTTAATTTCATTATTCGATTTGAACGAAGAAGAAAATGGCAAAATTAGATGGGATTTCGAATATAGAGCAGAAAGGCTTATGAGAGAAGAAAAAGAGAAGAATATCTATATAGGCGATTTAACAAGAGTAGCAAACAAGCTACTTGCAAGAAAAGACCTGAAAGATGAATATATAGCAGAATATGAGGGCGTAAAACTATCTTCTAAAGAAATTCGTACAATAAATTGGGCTTATAAAAAAGTTTATGGTATGTCCAGAAATGAATATATAAAAAGTATGGAAAATCTAACATAAATAAAACAAAGAAAGGTAAAAGGTGAAGAATATGGAAATAACAAAAGAAATACGCGAAGGCAAAGAGATTTACGCACAGCGAAAGAACTATGAAAATGCTGAATTAGCTGTGCTTAATGGTGCTACAGAAGAACAGGCACAAGCAATAGCGCGATTGTGCGGAGATAGGCACTATATCCATAGGAACAGAAGCAGCGTTTTTTTTGCTGAGTCTGGTGATGCCGAGACGATTGGGGAGTTGCTAAGCAATTGCTCAACAGGAGAGAGCATTAATGACTATTTGAGCAAGGCAGGACTGCCGAGGATAGAATACACCTACAGTTTTGATGATGATACATCAAACGATTATCTTTACGAGCTGGAGGAAATGACACGAGAGGAAGCGGAGAAAAAAACCGAAGAAGTTATGAAACAATTTGACGAGGATATAATGAAATATATTCAAGATTTTGACAAAAAATATAATACACATTTTACCCCTACTTTAGCGGGAAGAATGAAGGGATACGAATTTTAAGAAGGGTTGAAAGGTGAAAGTTATGAAATTAGTAAATGATTTTGACAAAGAGGTTGAATTTGAGAGTTTAGAAGAAGCTAAGAAGTATTATTATCCAGAAATGGAGATGACAGAAGAAGATTACAGCGGTGACAACTTCGCCGAGTACCTTAAGAAGTGGGAAGAGTACAAGAAAGGCATCAAGGAAGCTAAGAGCCTCCAGGAGCTGGCGGATGTGTTAAACAAATATTCTGATGAGTTTGATAATGGCAGTAGCTGGGAAGTTGTTAAGTAAAACACGTCGGGAAAAGACGAAAGATTTACCAACTATAAACAATTAAAGAAAGGAAGTAAGAACAATATGATAAGCTTAAATGAATTGAAAGGGAAGAGTTACGAAGAAGGGGCGGCTGTTTTGGCGAATGACGGATACGGTGTTAAAGCTGGGAAAGAAAATTATAGCCCCTGTGATGTGGAGTATGAATATGCAACAGACATCTATTTCTTCACAGAAAGCGAAGATAAATTAAAAGAAATAGATAGAATATGTTGTACTCTATATTCTAACGATTATATATATACTAACGAAGATGAAGAAGCATATAATGTATTAGATAGTGATATATTAAAAACGACTTGGGAAAAAGATGACCCACGAATAACAAAAACTGGCGTTCTTGCCAATTTAAAAAATTTTATTGGTAGGAATATAGATAATTTTGATACAGATATATGTGAAGCCTTTGAGGATTACGATGAGCAAGGCGAAACTTGTATGTCTTGCGAAGAAAGTCAAGATGATTACACTTATGTAGCATCCATAGATGCCGAGCATTCGACGTCATTCGTCATAAATTGCGATAGCGATAACACAATAATAGATGTTTGGATACAAGAATAGTGGTCTAAGTGGTTGGATTAAAAGAGGGCTTTAAGCCCTCTTTTTTCTACGCCGTGCGTTACTATTTAAGAAATACAAAAAGTATATTTCAATACATTCAATGTTATTGTTTAAAAATACAGAATAGCGTATTTCAATACATTTTTGTTACTGTTTATGCTTAACATAATAAACAGATTTTTACATTATGTCAAGCTTAAAATTAAAATTGACTTTATAATATATTTATGCTATATTATTTTAATAATTAAATATATAAGATTTACACCCGATAACAATATTAATATTGTTATCGGGTTATTTTTATGTTATTAGTATATATCAATAATAAGCTGGATAAGCTCTGGCAGGAAGGGGAACAGATGGAGAAAGTACAGGAAACAGCAGAAACGCCCGAAGTATTTCAGAATGACATAGAACTGTATTTATCGCAGTTCTGCGAAGAACACAACATCGAAGATATGACAAAAGAACCACAGAGCCGATGGAACGCCGCCCTGATGTATATAAATAAATATGTTTTTGGTGATAAAAGTATATTAAAATTAAATAAGAATATTAATAAAAATAATACTAATTGTATTATGGACAGTAATTTTTATAGGTATGATTATTATAAATTAGAGTATATATTATATATATATTATTATTTATGTGCTGTATATGATAAAGAATGTAGTATAATGGGATATAGCTTATTAACTGGTATTAATTACGATACATTAATGGATTGGGGAGCTGGAGAGAGAAAACTAAGTACGAAAGCCTTCGACATCGTGCAAAAACTGCGCATTTTTCGTGAAGAAAGTTTGTCGAACAAGCTCGCAACCGGCAACAAAAACCCTGTTGGCATCCTTGCGATACTTAACCGACATTTTGTATGGAATCTTCCCGGTGTTAGCAGAGAAAGCACCACGAAAGTCATTAAGACCGCATCAGAACTCCCACAATTAAGCCAAAACAATACACAATTAACAGATAAGCAGCAGATAAACACTATAAACAATTTAGACACAATTTAAACTGTTTAGAAACCGCTTAAATACTGGGTTTATGAGTGTTAAGTATTTATATAACGCTGATAAATTAAGGTTTATCGGCGTCATGGTACAGATGTAGTGTAAATTGTGTTAATTGTTTGAAATATCTGTACCAAGCAGACACAATTTTATAGATAGGGGCTGGGGGTTGTTAGCCTCTAGGATTTTGCCCCAACTAAGTCACTCAATTATCCAAAATAACAAAAAGCCCTTATATATTAATATATATTTATATTATTATCACCACATAATACACATATTATATAATTATATATAAATAATACCTAACCATTAATCATATAATTAATACTAATAAATCACTTATATATTTAATTAAAAATAATCTAATTAACATCTATACATTTAAGCTAATTAGGTGTATAATAGACACATATTAATTAATCACAAGATATTCAATAAACACATCAGAGAATCAGCAAGTCGGCTGAATGAATTCCAAAAATTTTTAAAAAATAAAAAAGAGTTAGGAGTTATAAATGCAGGGCAATGAATACCAAAAATTGGCTATGCGTACTAACGATAAAAAGGCTCATTATAGATTAAGTACTGAATTAACTGGCAAGCTTCCACTTAGTCCTCTAACAGAAAACAATGCTAAGTGTAGCAACATAAATGACATAGCAGGGCTTCTTAACGGTGTCTTAGGCTTAACTGGTGAAGCTGGTGAAGTGTCAGACCTTGTTAAAAAGGGCATATTCCACGAAAAGGGAATAGACTTAGAGCATCTTAAGAAAGAGTGCGGCGATGTAATGTGGTACGTTGCTATGATTTGCGAAGCTTGCGGATTCAGTCTTGATGATGTAATGCAGACAAACGTAGATAAGCTTATAGCACGTTATCCGGACGGCTTTGATTCTTACAGAGCTAATAATAGGCAGGCAGGTGATGTCTAATGCTTAAGCCAGAGGAAGATTGCTGTAATTGCTTATATAAATTTAAAATGTGGTTTGAAACGCCTTGCAAAAATTGCAATGGCAATCCAGATGCACATCCTAACGGCACAGATAACTTTGTAGAACAGATTGATAGCACAAATGATATTGCAGCACTCTTTGAAGATAAAGAGTAGCTTAATTGCCCCTTAGCCAAGCGGTCAAGGCATAAGATTTTGATTCTTACATCATCAGTTCGATTCTGATAGGGGGTAGTTACAAGCGTTTAATTACACTTGTATCTTCACAGGACTTATTGACTTACCAACATTAAGTCCTCCTTTCACCTCATAGCAAGAGCTGTTAAGGACTGTCAGAAAGTCCGTGAGGTTTTGCTGTACGCTTAATTAGCTCAATGCAGCATTAGCAGTTACAGTAGTAGTAATAGCGAGCGAAAGCACTATCTTAGAATATTATCAAGTCCTACTGCACGGGCTTATCTGTATTGCATCCAGCTTTTGCCAAGACCTATTATGTGAGTTCGTACCTCGCACTGCTATTTAAAACTGGCACTTTGCGACATATATCCCCAATCGTAACAATAAACTTAGCTTGATTGTTAAAACTTACAATAATCTCCGAAAGTATCTTATTACATTTCCCAACAAAGTGTCAGTTTTTTATTTTGCAGATATGGTGTAATGGTATCACAAGAGATTGCTAATCTCTCTAACGAGTAAAATCGTTATGCAGGTCCGATTCCTGCTATCTGCGCTAGTCGGTGTGTACTGACTGTTGATGTGTGACGGAATGGGTAAACGTTATTGCCGTAAGATAATTCGTTGAAACCGGCAACTTAGATGACGAGAGTCGCGACAATCATGTGTGGTTCAAATCCGCACCACATCAAGCGGTCGGGTCATTCCCGAATAAGCAGGCGTTGCAGTAGTCCCTGCTGAAATAATTAAAACGCTTGTGTGGCTAGTTTTAACTCGAATATGAAAAGAGTTGGAGCTGGTCACATAAGAAACTGTACAACGGATAGTAGTTCAGTTGGGAGAGACACTTGATTCATTCAAGCAGTCATAGGTTCAAGTCCTGTCTATCCGATTACAACAAACTAGGTTAGCTACCGAAAAGCAGAACTGTGACTGCCTGTTTGTTGTTTTTGTTATTCACAGATTAAGCACAAGCGGAGTGCTGTTATCTTTCACAGGAGGTAATTTATGAATTTTAAAGAATTATTTATTGACAAATCAAAGACACTTATTGTAAACACCGATTTAGCACTTGTTTTAGGAGATTTAAACGAAGCAATAGTGTTAAATCAATTAAATTATTGGCTAGAAATTAATAAAAAAGCTGAAAAGAACCTTATTGATGGTAAATATTGGGTTTACAACTCATACAGTGATTGGAGAATTAATAATTTTCCATATTGGAGTGAAAAAACGATACAGAGAACATTCACAAGGCTTGAAAATAAAGGTGTCGTTTTATCTGCCAATTACAACAAATTAGCTATTGATAAAACAAAGTGGTACACAATAGATACTAAAAAATTACAAGAACTTGTGGATGAATTTAATTCCGATGAGGACAAAATGACAAATCGACAAGACAAAGTGACAGACCGACAGGACAAAATGACCTGTCGAGAAGGACAAAACGACAGACCATTACCAAAGATTACTACAGAGAATATAAACAGAGATTATAATTCAGAAATTACTAATAAGGATAATACATCAATTAACATTGATGGAGAGGTATATACATCGTTTTCAGAGAAACCGACGGCAAGAGCTGTCACAAGAGATGAAATGTTGCTTAAAGAAAAAGATATGATTGATAGGTTCAATAACATCTGTGGCAACGATATAGATAATTCAGCTATATGTGATTGTGTTAAGGATGGATTTAAGATTTATATGCAGTTATATGAAATCTATTTCCATAAAGTACACCCAATACTTACAGATAAGACATTAAAGAATATATGTTTTGTACTATCAACTATCACAGATACAGAACACGGACATTTCGACGCTGACGCTATATACGAAACAGACGATAAGGGTATTACAGTTTTACAGAGAATGATTAATGACCATTTCATCAGAGAACATAGAGAAAGTACTAACTACTCAATAACACATTTTGCCAATGCTGAATATCTTAGCAAGCTGGCAAATAGATTTATAGAGATGTAAAGGAACAATGTTTATGAAATTAATATTAGGCATAGCGTTACTGATATGGGTTTATTACAACATCAAATACATTGAAAGAGAAGATATATCTATTGCAACAGCCATTAAAGAGGGAATGTCAATAATAATATGTTTACTGACAGGTATATTGGCGATTATGATACAGAAAATGATGTAAAACAGACAAGGAGTGATTATTATGGCAGCAGGTGTACACCCACTAAACAAAGATAAATTCTATGAAGCAATTAACTTGTACATATCGGGTCAGGCTTCGCAAGTAAAGGCAGCAAAAGTAGCAGGTTGTAGCGTGCCGACATTTAAGAAATACGCTAACAAGATATATGGCGGCGAGGAATTACCGGATAATTTATGGGGGAAGAATAATGATTAAGGGAATTGTTAATCGTTGGATAAGACACAAGACAAAGAATCTGACAGAAATACCGCTTTTTACAATGACATTTAATTACCGCAAGTATAAGGCACAGGGGAAGAAAGATAGTTGTATGCTTTATAGCCATCCAGACATTGCCAATGATGAATTTGTAAAGGGCAAATTACAAGAAGTTGTTAACTATATCAGAGATAACTATGATTTAGATAGCTTTACGAGGATTTGAGGTGTGATATGAAAGATTGCTCAATTTGTAAATATTGTGATGAAGATTTTGACTTTGATGAAGAAACAGGAGAAGAATATCCGGTTTATGAATGCCAAAAAGGGAATGATACATCACTTGATTGCGAGTGTAAGGATTTTAAGAAATACAAGCCACAAAAATATAAAGAGAAAAATACCGAATGCGATATATGCGAATACAGAGAAGAATGTGCAAAATATAGTTCTGGGATAGACTGTACAACCTACGGAGATACAAAAACACATATTATTTATCCGCAGGACAAATGTATTAAAAGGCAAAAGAACTAGGTGTTGAGATACCTAAAAATATTGAAAACTATTTCAAAGAACATGGAATTGAGGTGTAATATGTGTGAATTTTGCAACGGAAAAAAGAAGAAGATTGAAAACGGCTATACATATGGCAGAGCATATATAGAATCAACTAATTACGGCTATTGTTATAAACTTTGTTATGACAACAGCGGTGAAGAATATGGAGAGGGAGAGTTTGAAATTAATTATTGCCCTATCTGCGGTAGAAAGCTGGTGGAGAATTGAAAGAAACGATTTTGTATATTTCTAAAACGGAAGAAGATATAAAAAGTTTTCTGAAATATCTTCAATCAAAGCTAGAAGCAGAGCATAAGGAATGTACCCTAGATGAAAAACACGATATTTTGAAAGTGCCAAAATATTACGATATTGTCGGAAAGAGTATTCATGGCAACATGCTTGGCGCGGGCTACGGATATTGCAAATATTATTGCTTTTCAGAAGCGTATGATAGAAATAAATACAGTGATGCAGAAAATGAAAGGCTTAAAGAAATTCTTATGCACACAAGAGAGGGTACAGAGAGAATATCGGGACTTGAAATTTTGTATATGCTAGGGTTGGTTTGAAAAGGTTGGTGGAAGGATGATTAAAGAAGCATTGTTGGACAGTTCAAAAGGATATGTCAAAGTTTTCTTTGATGGTAACCCAGTTGATAGTATATATACTGTAGATGGCATTACAGACGATGAGTCAGGAATGAAAAAGATACAACTTACTTTTTTAGTGAAAGAAGTGCTCTTTAAAGATTAAACGAAGATTTGTCAATTTTGTAAAGGGGGATTGCCATGAAACATAGCAAAGAATGGCACACTTGCGACAGGTGCGGTGCAGAAATAAACGAAAATGAAAGAAGCATGTTTCTGAAAAAGGTTTATAGAATAAGCGGACTTTTAGTTAGAAAATATGCTTATGAAAAGTTAAATGCCTTTGACTTATGCCCTAAGTGCAGGAAAGATTTTGAGAGGTTTATGAGGAATGAGTAATACTTTTACGATTATGTTTTTAATTGCGATTATAGTAGCTGTGGCACTTATAATATCTATATTCATTGCAGGAACAGTGTTTTTGCTTGAAGAAACAGGGATACTTGATGTATTCAGAGAGATTATCAAAAAGAATAGGAAGTGATTTTATGAAAATAATTAAACAAGGCAATTTGAACATAGCCAGAAAACCACTAAGGTTTGAATGTAAAAATTGCGGAACGATTTTTGAAGCAATCAAACAAGAATATATATACTGTGGCGACCAACGAGAGGGCGATAACTGGAAGTGTGAATGTCCTTTGTGCCACGGAGCGGTATATTACAACTAAAACGATATTACCGGCTACAGATTGATTGTAGTCGCTAACCTAGAAAAATTATAGGCAGAGGTCAAGGCACTTCTGCTTTTTGCGGAGGTGCTTTTTATTTGGCTTCAAAACAGTTAATCAATGCAGTAAATGGATATGAAAATTACATACAGAGAAAAGGAGTTGATGAACAGGTAATAGATGCATACATACAAGCCGTAGCGGTTGCATTAAGGACAGAGCATGACGTTGATTATGGATTGAAAATATCCGCAAGGGCGAAACAACTTATAGCAAGCTATGTCAAGCAATATACAGGCGGCAGAGTTGCAGACTTAGAAGTGTATGCCGGGGAACATGATACGACATATAAGGTGCTTCAACAATTCTACGATGTTTTGATGTATGAATCAGCCTATCTTGTGGACAGCTTTTTTTATTACATTGAAATTGATGAAAAGGATCCGTGGAAAAGATTTTATTTCCCAAGAAGAAAAGTGCTACAACCTGTAGTCGGAGCATACCAGGAGATTTATGATGGAAAATTGGATTTTCTGTCTGTATCGCAACCGAAAAGAACCGGAAAAACAACAGGCGGTTTGAAATTGGCACAGATGATGGGCGGACGCGACCCGGACGGAAGTATATTCGGTGTTGGAAAAGGCGAGGGACTTGTTAAGCGATTTTATGGTGGCTTATTGCAAGGCTTTGAAACAGAAAGCACGTACAATAGATTCTTAAGTGTTTTCCCAGAAGCAACAAAGATAGGAGAAAAAGATTACAAAAGTGCTGAAAATCTATCAATCGACCTTAAAAGCAAAAATATCTTCCCGACATTTACCTGTAGACCTATTGATGGTGCAATCGTAGGATGTACCGAAGCAAATGTGCTTGTTTATATTGATGACTGCGTTAAAAACCATGAGGAAGCACGAAATAGAGATAGATTGGAGTTCCTTTGCGAGAAAGTAACAGATGATGTTCTTGGTAGACGATTAGAGGGAACACCTATTATCATACAGGGAACGAAATACAGCCTGTATGACCCGACTACGGCTTTACAAAATAAAGCTGATGAATTGGAATGGCGATGGAAAGAAGTTGCGATTCCGGCACTTGACCCGATCACAGATGAAAGCAATTGGGAGATTTATCGAAAAGATAAAAAGGGATTGCGGAAGATATTCACAACCGGTTACTACCAAAAGGAAAGAAAACTTGTTTCGGAAGAAACGTGGGCGGCAGAGTTCCAACAAGAACCATTTGAAGCAAAAGGGCGAATGTTTGCGGAGAATGAGCTTAATTATTTTGAGGAACTTCCTGTTGACCGAGAACCAGATGCAATTATGGCGGCTTGTGACAGTGCGGATAAGGGAGAAGATAGTTGCTCAATGCCGATTGGATATGTGTACGGCAACGAGGTTTATATCGTAGATGTAGTGTTTGATAATGCCGGAACAAAGTTTACCAAGCCGGAATGTGCAAATATGCTTATTAAACACAACGTAAAGACGGTTACATTCGAGAGTAACAGTGCCGGAGGATATTTTGGTCGTGATGTAATGGACATTGTAAAAAATCAAGGCGGAAGATGTAGCGCACGGTTCAAGTTTAATTGTTCAAACAAAATAACTCGAATGGAAAATGCGAGAGATAATATCATTCGTGATTATTATTTCCGAGATTTCAAGAAAATGGACAGGCAGAGCCAATATTACAAGTTTATGAAAGAACTTACGACCATGACAAGAAGTGGAAAAGTAAAGCATGATGATGCACCGGATTCAGTTGCTTTGTTTGAGAACGAGATGCGAAGCGGAACACAGGCAAAGGTAGAAGCGGCAGTAAACCCATTTAGGAGGTATTAATCTATTATGACAACTAAGGACTATCTGAATCAGATAAGTTATTACAACAAGATAATTGATAATAAATTGATAGAAATAACACAGTATAAAGAATTATCATACAGCATATCAGCGGTTGTTAATGAAGAAAGAGTTATGTCATCATCAGATCCAGACAAAACAGGTTGCGGATATGTCAGACTTGAACAAATGGAAGAAAACCTTGATAAGCTTATAGATAAATACATTGATGTAAAGAACAAAATAATAGAGCAGATAGAGCAGATAAACAACGAAGATTATTACACAGTATTGTTTCTAAGATATGTCAGAAAGTTTACATTTGAAAAAATTGCAAATGAAACAGACTGGTGCTGGCGGCAAGTACACAGAATACATGCTAAAGCCCTGCAAGCCTTTGAAGATAAATATGGAAATGAATATTTATAAAAGATGTCATAGAATGTCATATTGCACTAATGATATACTGTATCTGTAAGAAGTTACAAAGATGTTTTTCATAAACAAAACATTCCTTATCGAAAGCACCGTTGCTTAATTGTGATGGTGCTTTTTGTTATGCAACGAGGTAAAAATATGAATTTTTATATGAATAAAGATAAATCAATTATGTGTCCGAACTGCCATAAGTTTTTAACTAAGGCAGATAAGAAAGACCCACGCACACACAAACTAGCTTGCAAACATTGCGGCAAATGGATTTGGTATGTGCCGAACGATGATGATAATTTTCAAATTAAAGAAATACCGGATAGCAGAAGCTCAAGTGGTATGACATTTTATTAGGAGCAAGATATGAACACAATGTATTTTCAAGACCTTGTTAGAGGTTGTTATGGTAGAAAAATTGCATACACGAATGTAGATACAATAACTGCTAACAATGTTGTTAAGGTTATTGGAAGTACTATAGGTGTATTTAATTGGAATAAGCCAGTTATTAAGTATCTGTGGCATTACTACAAGGGCGACCAACCGATATTGTATAGACATAAGCTGACTAATGAAGATATTACAAACAAGATTGTTGAGAATCACGCATATGAGATTGTTCAGTTTAAGGTAGGACAGACGTATGGCGAGCCAATTCAGTTTATAAGTCGCAAAGATGATGAAACTATCAATAAATCTGTTGATACGCTTAATGATTTTATGGCAGATGCCAATAAGCAGGAGAAAGATATTAAAGCTGGGGAGTGGCAGTCGGCAACAGGAACATCCTTTAAGGCGGCTCAACCTAAAAATGGTGATGTGCCATTTAGAATTGTAGCACCTACACCAATGAATACTTACGTTGTTTACAATGAAAGCACAGAAGAACCTATGCTTGTTGTGCAAGAGCTTAAAGACGAGGACGGAAACCAGTATAAAATGGCATTCTCCGACACTATGTCATTCAGAATTATTGACAGTAAAGTAGTTGAAACAAAACTACATACATATGGCGTAATTCCTATTGTTGAGTTTCCTAATAACCACGAAAGAATATCTGATATTGAGCTTGTTATAGGTATGTTGGATGCTATTAATAATATGCAGTCTAACAGAATGGATAGCATACAGCAGTTTGTTGAGTATTGGGTTAAGTTTGTTAATTGTGAAGTTGACCCAGAAACATTTGAAAAAATGAAAATGAACCACGCCCTTACAGTTAAATCTATCAATGAAAACAACAAGTCGGATGTCGAAATTATGACACAAGAGCTTAATCAGACACAATGCCAAGTTGCTAAAGAAGATTTGTGGGATAACACATTATCCATATTAGCCATTCCGACAAAACAAAGTAACACCGGCGGAGATACGCAAGGGGCGGTTCAATTGAGAAACGGATGGGATTTCTCTAAGACAAGAGCAAAGCTGAAAGACCCTGTTGTTAAATCCTGTGAAAAACGATTAGCAATAGTTGTTCTTAATATTCTAAGACTTGCAGGAGAAGACTTAAAACTATCGGTTAGAGATTTTGATGTGCAGATAAATCACAGTCCACAGGATAATATGTACACTAAAGCGCAGACGTTGCTTTTACTTTTACAAGCTGGCATACATCCACTTGTTGCAATTAAGACAGTTGGTTTATGGGGTGATTCTGAAAAAACATATGTATTATCTAAGCCATATTTAGATAATCTATACAAAACTATTAAAGATGTAGAAAAACAAGAAAAGAAAGCACAAGAGATAGTTAATCAACTTAATAATAATCAGCAAAATAAGGCAGTTATCGAATAATCGGTAGCTGCTTTTATTTTATACATTTTGCAGCTATGCGGTAAATAGCAGAAGAACACAGCAGGAGCGACCTGCGGTAACAAAAGCGTGTGTTTAACGGAGGTAATTATGACAAGAGAAGATGTATTAAAACTTTTTCCAGAAGCAACAGATGAACAGATTACAAATCTTCTTAATCAGAACAATTCAGAAGTTGCTACGGAGAAAAACAAGGCAAAGCAGTACAAGGCTAAGGCTGACACAGCAGATGACTTACAGAAGCAGCTTGATGAAATACAGGCTGGCAATCTGACAGAGCTTGAAAAGGCAAATAAAGCCCTAGATACAGCTAATCAGCAGATAGCCGATTTACAGAAATCTAACGCTATCAGAGACCAGAGGGAAGCAGCTATGACTAATTTTAAGATTACTGCTGAACAGGCAAAGACAGTTGTTAAAGACGATGGAAGCCTTGATTACACCGAACTTGGCAAGATTATGTCCGAAAAAGAAATAGCTGCGGCGCAGGCTAAGGAACAAGAGATTGCTAAACATCAAGATATTCCGGGCGGTGGCAGCAATAAAGACGGTGCAGACAATAAGACAAATGCTGAAAAGATAGCAGAAAGTCTTATATCTAATGCACCTAAGAACAATGATGTTTTATCACATTATATTCAGTAATAACAGGAGGTAAGAAATGGCAAAGGAAATGAATATGCAGTATGAAAAGACTTCATACGCAGGAGACGTTCAGATTTTAAAGAGAGAGCCTAACGAAGCAATCCCATTAACACTTGATTTTGACGGCGTAACAACTAAAAACGCACAGGGCAAGAGAATTGTCAAGGCAGGTACACCAATCGGAGCAAATGGCAAGGCTGACAATACAGCTACAGTAGTGGGTATTTTAAGGTTTGATGTAACAGAGGATAGACCACAGGGAGTACTACTTAAGAAAGCATACCTTAATACAAAGGTGGCAGAAGCACACTCAGGCGTTACATATGACGCAACAGTTAAGACAGCTCTTCCAATGATTGTATTTGAATAATAACAGGAGGTAAACAGATGTTAATTAATGAAGTATTAGACAGTAAGTCTATTGCATTATCAGCAACAGAAAACGCTAGTAATCAGATACCTTATCTTGGCTTACAGTGGTTTCCAGAAAGAAAGAAGCAGGGGCTTGATTTAAGCTGGATTAAGACACACAAAGGACTTCCAGTATCACTTGCACCATCTAACTTTGATACAATCCCAACGCTTAGAGCTAGAGAGGGATTAAGCAAGGAAAAAACACAGATGGCATTTTTCCGCGAGGGAATGACAGTTGGCGAAGAGGAAATGCTTGAAATCGAGCGTATTCAGTCTGCGGACGACCCATATCTTGCTAGTGCTTTATCAAGCGTGTATGACGATACAAATAATCTTGTAAGTGGTGCAGAAGTTGTACCAGAGCGAATGAGAATGTCACTTCTTGCGACAAACGCAGGACATCCAGTAATTGCTATCGTGAGTGATGGCGTTCAGTATGCCTATGATTATGACAAAGACGGCTCATACGCAAAAGACCATTACGCAAAGTTAACCGGAACAAGTATGTGGAGTGACACGGCTAATTCAAAGCCACTCACAGACCTTAATAATGCGAGAAAGAAGTTACAGAAGCAGGGCAAGATTGCTAGATATGTGCTGATGAACAGCAATACTTTCCAGTACTTGCTTGATAATGCACAGATAAGGGACTCAATCCTTGCACAGAATCTTACAGCAACTATTGAGGTTGATGATGATACTGTTATTTCAGTAGTACAGAAGAGAACAAAGCTCACTATCGTACTTTACGACAAGATGTACATTGATGATGATGGTAAGGAGCAGTATTTCTATCCAGATAATAAGGTTACACTTCTTCCAGAGGGCAATCTTGGTAATACTTGGTTCGGTACTACACCAGAAGAAAGAACAGCAAGACAAGTGACTGATGTAGATGTTACAACATATGGTATAGGTATTACAGTCGCTACAAAGACAGAGTATGGACCACCTATGAAGATGTCAACATTTGCATCCGAGGTTGTTCTTCCGTCATATGAGAATATGGATAGCACATTCGTATATGAGGTTCATAGCGAAGAGTAGGAGGTGCAACTATGAAATATCCATATATAGTAGTTCACAATGGTAAATGGTATAACGCAGGTGAAGAAGTTCCAGAAAACAATAATTCTGGAGCTTCTTTTGATTATAGCAAGACAGCCATTAATCGTATGTCTACATCTGATTTACAGGCTTTTGCCACAGAACAAGGTATAGACAACGCAGAAGAACTTACAGGAGCAGAATTAAAGAAGCTGTTAATTGAGAAATTAGGATTATAGGAGATAGTTATGGAATACACCACATTAGAACAGGTCAAAATCAGACTTAAACAATTTCATATTGATACAGTCACAAATGATGATGAAACAACATCTGATGTGGTAGTGTTCGATAACAAAGAAGATAATCCGATAATCGAACAGCTCATTAAGCAGGCTACAGAAGATGTAAAGGCAAGAAGAAACTACCCCGACAGCTACACAGATGAAATGATAACCGATGATTTGAAGAAATTTGAGAGTGTTATCGTTAATTTGGCTGTCTACGACCATTCACAGGCAGGCGAAGCATTTATGGCAAGCTACAATGAGAATGGTGTCAACAGAACTTGGAGAGACAAAGATAGCTTATTTGTTGGGATATTTCCATTTGCTAAAGTGTTATAGAAGATTGTGCGTTAGCATTTTGCTGATGTCAGCAATATGTTAGCAGGCAGCACACAGTAAGGGTGGTGGGCGGTGTGCCTATTAATAATTACAGGAGATATAAAATGAAAGAATTTTTATTACAGACATATACAATAATATTACCTATCGTATTAGGTTATATTGTCTGGCTCCTTAAACAGCAAAAAAAGGACAAAGACGCCAATAGCAAAGGTACAATGCTACTTTTGCGTGTACAGCTTATCGAATACCACGATAAGTATATGAAACTCGGTGAAATACCATCCTATGCTTATGATAATTTTGTTGAAATGTATAACGCATATCACGCATTGGGCGGGAATGGTATGGTAACCAAAATGTATAACGAAATACAGGAAATTCACTTAAAGAATGGAGGTAAAGACTAATGGATATAACATCAGTATCAACAGTAGTTGCAATCGTTGTTATCACTTATTTGATTGGTTATGCGGCTAAGCAGATACCACAGGTTAAGGACAATTACATTCCTATAATCGTAGGTGTTGCAGGTGCTATCTTAGGCGTTATAGGTATGTATGTAATCCCAAATTATCCAGCTAATGACATTCTTAATGCAATAGCTGTAGGTATCGTGTCGGGGCTGTCAAGCACAGGTGTAAATCAAATTTACAAGCAGGTAAAGAACAATGCTTGACATTAATAAGCAGGCTATGAAATACGCGCTTCAAGGTCAAACTGTCACAGTCTATGAAAAAGACGAGGACGGAAATCCAAAGTTTTACGAAACAGAGGACGGAGAGAAGATATACTACACCCATGAAAAAACAGGCTTTTCAGAGCCGGTCGATTTCAAAGCCAACATATCATTCAGCGGTGGAGAAGCACAGAGTAAAGAATATGGATTTGATACCGCTGATTTTGACGCTATTTTACTGACAGATAGGAATATGCTGCCTGTTCAAAAAGGCGACCTTATCTGGCTAGATAGTAAGCCTACATACACAGATGATAGCCTTGTTGATGAAACATCAGCGGACTTCACGATTGTAGGTACGAAACCGGCATTACATTCAACTAAGTATATGCTTAAAGCAGTTGTAAAGTAGGTGGTAAATACGAAGTATCAGACAGGTGGCTTTCCCGAAAGTGGCTCTTTATTCATACAAATAGACGATGAACAGCCAGAATTAACCGGCTCTATTCTTAAAAAGTCAATTGTAGGTACACAAGAGCCAATAATTGAAAGCATAAGACAAGCTATTTCACAAGCAGTTAAGGAGCGTGTTTATGGCAAGACATACAATTAATATATCCTTGTCTGAAAAGTCCGTAAATGAAGCTATCAGACAGCTACAACAATATAAGCAAACATTACAGTATAAGTGCGAATTGCTTGTTGAACGATTAGCAGAATTAGGCGACAAAGCGGCAATTATGAGCGTTAATGAAAGTCCATTAGGTAGGACAGTAACATTGAGAGTTGACAGAAAGCCTATTCAAGATGGCTACCAAGCTATTTTGATTGCTACCGGTAAAACTGTTGAAGTAGAAGATAGAGAGCCATTTTACACGCTATTAGCGATTGAATTTGGTGCTGGTATTTATTACAACAGCGGTAACGAGAACCCAAAGGCTAATGATTTTGGCTTGGGCGTAGGAACATACCCAGGACAGATACACGCATTTGAAGATGGCTGGTACTACTTAGGTAATGATAATCAATGGCACTACACTCATGGCGTTAAAGCTACAATGTCTATGTACAACGCCACAATGGAGATTATTAATCAGTATAAGCAGATAGCAAGAGAGGTGTTTAGTTAATGGCAAACGCTAATGATTGGGCGATAGACCTTGAAAACACAGTCACAGCACTTGTCAAGGCTAAAACCCTAACGCAACTCAAGAAAACATATCCCAGAATAGTTATAACAAATGAGGGAGAAAACAGCGGTCAAGCAGTATTTCCAACGGTATACATACATCTGTTGCTAGCGGTAGAGCAAGGACAAACACTTGACGGGCAGACAATTAATGCATTGTTAGCAACATTTCAAGTAGATGTCACAACTAACACAAGCAAAGCTGATTGCCGCAAAGTTATGGCAATAATTACAGATGTATTTAAGATAATGAGATTTCAAGGCAACGCAATGCCAGAATTTTCAATCAGCAATAAAGTACATAAGAGTACCGCTAGATTCAGACGAACGATAGCGGCAAATGACAGATTAATGTAACAAAGAGCAGAAATGCTCTTATTTTTTTGCAAATTTTTAGGAGGTAGACAATGGCAGATGCAGTAGCAGGATTAAGTACACTGGGCGTTACTTTTTCTTATGGAGTTGAAACAACAGCAGGCACAAAGCCAACATCATTTAAGTTGCTTACAAGAATTAACTCTATTGACGAGATTACAGTAACACCGGAAGCAATAGACGCTTCGGCACTTGAAGATAAGCAGACAAGAAACATTGCAGGCAGAGATACAGTTACAGATACAGTTGCAGTTACAGTTAACAAGACGGACGCAACAATTAAGGAATGGAAAGACGTTATCACAGCTTACAATGAATTGACTGGTGGCAAGAGAATGTGGTTTCAGGAAATCACACCAGGCATTACAGATGCAGAGTTCTTTGTGGCACAGCCACCATCAAAGCTACCAATTACAAGTAAGGAGCAGAATGGACTTCTTACAATGGCTATCAACCTTATTATTGAGGATATGATAGGAACAGATACAGCAGTTGTCCCAACATCGGGGGAATGATGAGCTATTCGACTAAATCTAAAAAGGCTGTGTCGGATAGCGTAGAAAACGCCAAAACAGCCGACTACACATCATATCTTGATGATGTAACAGAATAATTATTTAAAAGGTAGGTGCGGTGTAAAGTCCGCACCTTTCCCTATATGGACGATAGGGTGGGAAAGGGTGAAAATTATGATGAATATTAATGTAAATGGAAAAGAATACAAAGTTGAGTTCTCATTCGGTGCAGCAGAATGTAAAGAGATAGTACAGAAGATGTTTGAATATATAACCTCTTCTTGTTTGTCTACGATTTCCGCCGAAACAGCAAAGAGTGAAAGTGAAGCAGCAAAACTTGCGCTTGATGCTCTTGTCGAAGCTGTATCAAAAGTATCGGAAATTTGCGTCACAGCCATTTATGCAGGTTGTATTGACAACAATCCTGTAACAATGGATGAAGCAAAGGAACTCACTAGAGCATATATTACAGAGAAGAGAAAGACAGATAAGAGTTACGGATATAGAACATTGTTTGAAGAAATCAGGAAAGCGATGGAAGATGATGGTTTTTTCGAGTTGAGCGGAATAACAGCGATGTTAGAAGAAATGGCGGACAATGTGGAAGAAGCGACACAGGAGCAGAAGAAGCCAACAGTAGTACCACAAGACCACAAGAAAAAGCAGACTTCCACAAAATAATCTGGGAAGAATACTTTGTCTTAGCCAGTTCACTAGGCGTTAGTTATTCAGATTTCCTTAAAATGACACCTAAAAAACTATGGGCGGTTGCAGAGGGCAAGAAACTTGAAAGACAACGGATAGATTCAGACATATGGCTTGCTGTAGGTAGTTACATACTTCCGGCAATCAAGATTGGTGTTAGGAGTGGTGCTTGGGGCAAAGGCGAGCTTGAATACCCAAACAAGCCTATTTACAGCGATATTAGCAAAAAAGAAAATACCGAAGATGAAATACAAAGAAAGAGAGAAGAGTTTGTTTTAAATATGAAAATCCGAAAAGCAAACTGGGATTTAACACACCCTAAAAACGATAAGCCGGAGGTATAAGCGTGGAATTAGACAGTTTAGAAATTAAAATTACCGGCACTGCCACTAAAGCTATTAATTCTGTTGATAAACTGATAAATCAGCTTACAAGGCTATCTACATCACTTGCGACTGTGAATAGCTCATCATTAAGCAACCTTGCAAACGGCGTTAGTCAGTTAGGTTCTACTATGCAGAATATGAATGTAAAAACAACTGATTTCACAAGGCTTGCTAAGAACATCACAAAGATAGGTTCTGTTGATTCAGCCACACTTGCTAACACAGCTACATCACTTGAAGCTGTCACAAAAGCAGTTGCAAGCGTATCAGCCATACCGCAGAACGCAACACAGGTCACAGAATTTGCAAAGTCACTTGGCAAGCTAGGCAGTAAAAGTATTGAAAATGCCACAGTGAATATCCCTAAACTGGGTAATACACTAAATGGCTTAATGACCACATTATCAAGAGCACCTAATGTAAGTAGTAATGTTATTGCTATGACTAACGCATTGGCTAATCTTGCTAGTCAAGGTAGCAAGGTGGGTACTTCTTCAAACTCACTTCAAAAGTCGCTGTATGGAGTATCTACAAGCGCTAGGACAGCAACTAAAAGCAGTTGGAGTTTGGCGAGTGCAATAGGTAAGTTTTATGCCACTTATTTTATGGTAATTCGTGGCAGTAAGAAACTTGTAGAAGCTATTAAATCAACAACAGATTACATTGAAGCGTTCAACTATCAAGCGGTTGCGTTTGGCAAGATTGGTTCAGAATGGGATAAAGACTATGAAAAGTACGGCTATGATAACGCAACAGCATATGCAGAAAGTTTTCAGAACAGAGTAAATGATACTCTTGGAAAGCTGTCCGGACTTAAGGTTAATGTTCAAGGTGGCTTACTTGAAGAAAGTGGAGCAAAAAACTTAGGACTTAATATACAAGAGATAACGCAGTATGCTTCACAGTTAGCTTCTGTTACTAATTCTTTAGGGCAGACTGGTGAAGCGACAACGGCTATAACAAAGTCAATGACAATGCTTGCAGGCGATATAAGCTCACTTTTTAATGTTGATTACTCAACAGTAGCACAGAACTTACAGAGCGGCTTAATCGGTCAATCAAGAGCATTGTATAAGTATGGTATTGATATTACCAACGCTACATTAGCGACATACGCTTATAACTTGGGCATTTCTAAGTCTGTATCAGAAATGACACAGATGGAAAAACAGCAATTAAGAGTATTGGCTATACTAGACCAATCAAAAGTATCGTGGGGGGATTTAGCTAATAGACGGAAGAAAGTTAATGACATAACTTATCTTCCAAGTGTTGCATAAGAATAGAAATATCTTATGGCAATCGGGCAAAATCGGTGAAGGCTAAAGTTTTCAAAACGAGCAATTTATGGTATAATATAAGTATGAATAAAGTTTATATTATATACAAAGCAACTAATAAAATCAATGGTAAAATATACATTGGAAAAACTTATAATCTTGAAAAAAGAAAGAAACAGCACATTGACGATATAAACAATGGCTTACCTTTTCACAATGCATTAAAGAAGTATGGTATTGATAACTTTGAATGGGAAATAGTTGATAAAGCAGATAGTGATTCTGAAATCAGAGAAAAAGAAATACAATGGATCAAGAAGTGCAATTCTTGTATATCATTCCCAAACTCAAACGGATACAATATCACACTTGGTGGCGAGGGTGGAATATCTTGGAATTCAAAGCCTGTTCTTCAATATGACCTTAATGGGAATTACATTGACGAGTATATAAGCTCATCACATGCAAGCGTTGTAACAGGTTTACAAAGACATGATATATCTAATTGTGCAAAAGGCATAGTAAACCGTTCAGGTGAATATATGTGGCGTTATAAAGTTGGTGAAAATATCCCTAAAAAGATTGCTTCTTATTCAAAGAAAGCAAGTGCAAGGAAGCGTGCTGTAATGCAACTTGATAAAGAGGGGTTTGTTCTTAACATTTTTGATTCATTAACACAAGCAAGTCAAGAAACATCAACACCAAGAACAAGCATATCTTTTTGCCTAAGTGGTAAATATGGAACAGCAAACAATTATGTATGGATATATGCTGATGAGTACGATCCAAACAAAGATTATAAGTATAATGGTATAAAAGAGGGAAAGGGCATTTATCAACTTGATAATAATAGAAAAATCGTGAACCACTTTAATAATTGCACAGAAGCGGCTAGATATATGAATGAACCCGACAAAGTGCATAAACAGATTCACAAGGCTATCAAGACAGGAAATAAATGCAGAGGATTTTATTGGATTAAAGCTGAAAACTATGCTAATACCGAGATAACTCAATAGATTACGAACAGGCTATTGAGTATCGTAACGAGTAGGAATTGAATAAATATAATATTTCCAAGAGTGTCCGACACTACTGCATATAGGGCAGTATGAGGTGGAAGTGGCTACCACCAAACCAAACGTAAAAACGTGGGTGATAATGTACTCTGAACTTATAGGAAACTATAAGAAGTATAGGATAAAGAGCCTATACGATAACAAATTGACAATTAATTCCCCAAGTAACATGTTACGCCAGTTCAGCAACAATATGAAAGAGGTAGGAATGGTAGCAGGACAGTTATTTATTCCAATTCTTTCAAAGGTTATGCCAGTTGTAAACGGAGTTACTATTGCAATCAAGCGACTTCTAGTGAACCTTGCAAGCCTTATGGGTGTTAAGATTGACTTTGAGAGCTTCGGACAAAGCGGTTACAAAGATACTTCTGACGGACTGGAAGATATTTCAGACGGATACAAAAATGTAGCGGATTCAGCAAAGAAAGCCACGCTATCCCTTATGGGATTTGATGAAATCAATAAATTACAAGATGATACAAGCTCAAGCAAGGGTTCAAGCGGTGGCGGCGGTGGTAGCAGTATTGACTTAACAGATGATATTACCAAGGCGGCAGCAGAATATGAAGCGGCTTGGAATAAAGCATTTGCCAATATGGAAAATTCGGCTATTGCGTGGGCTGATAGGATTGATAAGGCACTTGAGCCTGTTAAAAAGATTTTCCAAGATTTTGCGATTGGCGACTTTAAAATGGCAGGCAAAGATACTTCTGAACTTGTCGCAGGAATATTTAATTGGTTTGCAGATGCAATAGATAAAGTCGATTGGTACGGAATTGGCAGAAAGATGGGTGACTTTTTAGCTGGTATCAACTGGACGGAAGTATTTTCAAGTGTAGGTCATTTCATATGGGAGGGTATAAAAGCAGCTATTGAGTTGTGGAGCGGTTCATTCACATCAGCACCTGTAGAAACGACTATAGTAACAGCTTTACTAGGAATGAAGTTCTTGGGCTTAGATAAGAAACTAGCTAGTAAAATAGCAGATGTTATCAGTTGGAAAAGCATAGGCAAAACAGTTAAGTCACTTGGCGGAGGCAGTATTTCGACAGGACTTAGCGCGCTACTTACGGAAGACTTAAGCACAATTATGGCATTAGGAACACCGATGGAAATCGGATTAACTGTCGGAACTGGAATTGTCGGCGGTATTGGTGCGGCGATTGGTGGTTTTAGCATAGGTAATAAGATTAACGAGGCACTTACAGGCGAAAAGATAGATATGTCAATGTTCGACCAACTGGCGTATCTTATAAAAGCACCATTTGAGGATTTGCCTAGCTTCATTGATGGAGTAATGGAAACTATCACATTCGGGCACAAAGATGATATATCAAAGTGGTGGACTACAAGCGTTGCACCATGGTTTACTAAGTCGAAATGGGGAGAGCTTGGCGATAATGCCAAAACTTCATTAAGCAATTCTTGGAGCAGTTTTTCAAGTTGGTGGGGCAATACGGCTATTGTGGCTTGGTGGAATAATAGCGTAGCACCATATTTTACAAGAGAAAAATGGAACAACTTAGGCAATAATATTGAAAACAGCTTATCTAATTCTTGGAGCAGCTTTTCAAACTGGTGGGGCAATACAGCTATTGTAGGTTGGTGGAATAATCATGTTTCACCTTGGTTTACGGCAGATAAATGGCGTGATATGGCAAACGGAATAATGCAAGGACTTCAAAATACGTGGTATAGTGTTCTTAATTGGTGGGATAGCAAACCAGAACTTCACAGAATATCAGTCGCGATAGAAGATTTCTTTAGCTATATACGTGACTTGTGGTATGATTTAAAAGATTGGTGGGGCGATTTATCACTTAGATTTCCTCATATTAAAATGCCGCATTTTAGTATTGAGGGTGAATTTAGCCTTATGCCACCAAGTGTGCCTCATATTGATGTTGACTGGTATGCCAATGGCGGTTTTCCAAACAAAGGGCAGTTATTTGTTGCAAATGAAGTAGGTCCAGAAATGGTTGGTACTATGGATGGAAGAACGGCGGTAGCTAACCAACAGGAAATTACACAAGGTATTGCTAATGCGGTTTATCCGGCAGTTTACAATGCTGTCAGGGCGGCTATGGCAGAAAGTAGCAATAACGTCAATGTAACACTACAAGGTGACGCAGAAAATTTATTTACAATGGTACAAGATAAAGCTAATAACTACACAGCAATGACAGGCTTATCACCTTTTCCATATTGATAAGATAAACGTATTGTGTTATCCTTTTGCTATACATAAAAAGCAAAGGGGTAATGCAATATGGCAGAAAAGAAAGCAAAGAAAAAAGATAGTAAGCTAAGCATAGCGGCGGCGGTAACAGCACTATTTATATTCACAATCCCAATAGGCTTTATATTGGCTATTGTGGACTTAATAAAAAGCAAAGGCGATAAGTCACAAAGACATTTAGGTTCTTACTTTGCAATAGTATCATTCGTGCTGTTTCTGATAGTTGCTTTTAGCAATGGAAGTGGTAACAGTAGTAACAATAATAGTAGTACTGTAAAGCAGTCTAGCACCACACAGCAAGATACAGATATAGCAAGATATGGCGATACAACACTTGAGTACCTTAAACACGAAATAATTACAGATAGCAATAATAGAGAGGTTGTTGTTGTCTATTTTGACTTTGCAAATAATTCAAAAGATAACGAGGCATTTGTTTACAACTACAATGTTACTTGCTTTCAGAATGGCAAGGAACTTGACTATCCATTAGTCAGTTTTGATGTTGATGAATACAACAATACGGCAAGAGAATTACAGACAGGCACTAATATTACAGTTGCTAGGATATACATACTAGAAGATAAGAGTGACGTTAATTTAGAAGTAACCCCTTGGGGTTCAAACAAGAAGCTTCTAAATCTGACATTAAAAGTAGAATAAAAAAATCAGAACAAGTTGGGTAGACCTGTTCTGATTAGCACGTATGAGTGAATGTAAATTAACTCATACCAATAATAACAAATAAATAGCAAAATGACAAGGACATTTCACTTAATTGTGAGGTGTCCTTTTTGTTACCCATTTTAGGCAGAAAGGGGCGATTGAATGATAAGTGCTGTAATTATCGAGGGAGTGACATTCCCAGTAGCTTACAATGGCTACACATACAGCCGTAATAAGATATGGTCTAAGAACACAGGAAGAAATGATTATGGAGAAATGGTAGGCACGATTGTAGCACTTAAAGACAAGATAGAACTACAGTTACCACCACTCACAGGAGAACAGGCGTTGTTGCTTGATAATGTAGTAAGCGACATAGATAACCCATTCCCAACAGCACAAGTCTTATTCTTAGGCGGTCAACAAAAAGAAATGACAATCTATACAGGAGATGTGACATATCCGTATCTCACAAGAGCAAAAAATGAGGACGGATTAATAGTCGGAGCAAAGATAAGTTTGATTCAGAAATAAAGGAGAGTTCCACATGAAACTTAAAACAAGTGAATTAATAGACAGATTTCAGAGTTTAAGTAACATATCGCATGATAAGACTACAGGCAGAATTGCTATGGCTATTATGTGCAATATCAAGGCATTAGAGGAATTGTACAAGACGACATTACAGACCATTGAAGCTGTCAAAGTTAAGTATGCAGATAAAGATGATAGCGGCAATCCGATTATCAATGATAATCAGTATCAGATTGAATCGGATAACTTAAAGAAACTACAGGAAGAATTACAGGAAATTAACGAACAGGAGATTGAAGTGCCTGACATGACAATGCTTCCTATAGATGCATTCGATAAATGCGAAGAAATTACACCGGCTAAACTATACTCAATCGAGTTTATGATATCACATTAATTATAAGCAATAAAGGCGGTGTAGAATGAAGATATTAGACACAGCTATAACGGAAATTGTTAAGGGGAATAGTGCAAGGTACTATTCCAAGTACATTGTCGATGGAAAAGAATATACCAACACGCTTAACAAATTCAATTTCCAAAACATAACAAATCCTAATAACGAAATTACCATAGGTAACACTTGTGCAAGCAGTGTTACCTTTTCTGTTTATATGCCACAAGTAAGTCTCGAAAATAAAGAGATTACTATATATGAGGGCGTAAAAGTTAGTAACGAGATTAAGTATATTAAATTAGGAATATTTACAGTCAGCAAGCAGACAAGCAATGGAGAATACACGAGTTACGAAGCCTACGACAAAATGTATAAGGCTGACATGCCGTATTCGTCTGATTTGGTATTTCCTAGCACAGATAAAGCTATCCTCACTGAAATATGCGGTAAGCTAGGCATATCATTAGCAACAGATATAATTACAGCGCACACTGTTAGCGACAAGCCACAAGGTTATACAATGCGTGAAATTATCGGCTATATGGCTATGTTACAAGGCTGTAATGCGGTAATTAATGCTGATGGCAACCTTGAATTAAGATGGTATAAAGACAGTAGCTATGTACTTGACGGACATAAGTATTATCAACAAGGCGTTACCTTTACGACATCTAAGGATTTCATAATACAAAAACTGACATGCAACAATACGAAGTCAGGCGACAAGGAAACTAGCACGATTACCAGCGGTAGCGGTGCAACAGGACTTAGCTTTGCTAACCCATTTATGACGCAAGCGGTCTTAGATGAAGTCTACAAAAAGATAGGCGGTTTTACATTCAGACCGCTTGCGGTTAAGTTTATCGGCGATTTCAGATTAGAAGCTGGCGACATAATTACAGTATCTACTAAAGATGGTAAAGAGTACAAAGTGCCTATAATGCAGATTGCACATGAGTGTGATGGCGGATTAATCAGCACAGCTACATCTATTGGGCAGTCAGAGAGTTCTAATAATACAGCCTCATCTGGTCCGATAACTAAGGCTATGCAGAGATATTACGCCGAATTAGTTACGATAAACAAAGCACTTATCAACAAACTTGATGTTGAGACAGCCAAGATTACTTATGCGACAATTACAAATTTTAATGCTGTAAAAGGTGATGTTGATTACTTAAAGGTAAACAATCTTACAGTTGACAAGGCAAATCTTTTATATGCTTCTATAAAACGAATGGAAGTTGTCGAGGGGCAAATCCGAAACCTTAATGTTGATGATTTAAAAGCTAAAGTCGCAAATATCAATACACTTATGTTTGGTTCTGCATCCGGCGGAAGTCTTACGACGGAGTTTAGCAACAGCATTGTTGCAAATATCGGTGATGCACAGATAAAGTCGGCGATGATAGAAAGTATAGCCGCAGATAAGATTACAAGTGGGAAGATTTATACAAACCTTGTTGAAATTCTAAGTGAAAGCGGAAATCTTGATATAGCTGACAATACGATACAGATAAAAGATGATAACAAAGTTGCAAGGGTTCAAATCGGTAAAGACGCCACAAATGACTACAATATATACGTCTGGGATAAATCCGGCAACTTGATGTTTGATGCTTTAGGTTTAACCGAAAACGGCGTAAAACGTGAGATAATCCGTAATGACATGATAAAGGAAGATGCAAATATTAATGCAAGTAAGCTGGATATAGAAAGCCTTTTTAGTGCCATTAATGAAGACGGCAGTCACACGCTGAAAAGCAGTAAAATTTATGTGGATGCGAACAAACAGACGCTTGATGTTGCGTTTAAGAACATGACTACGAATGTTACGAATTTGCAGAATACAGTGACGACGCAGGGAACACAGCTCACTGCTGTGCAAGGACAGATTTCAAGTAAGGTTTGGAAGCAGGACATAACTACTGCGGTTAATGATATTCAGATTGGTGGAACAAACTTAATTCGTAATAGTAATTTTTTTCAGAAGGATGCTTATTGGGCATATGATACAGGTACAGGTACAATTATATCAGATAATAGTGTAATTGGTAATGTATTAGTTTTTAAACCTACTGGTGGTTACTTACGTGTTCTTGCAAATACTCGGAATGTATGGGTTGCTAATGAAATCTATACTGTTTCGTTTTATGCTAAAGCTTCTGTTGCAAATACTACAATTACTCCAAGCCGTAGTATGGCTGATAGCGCAAGTGCAGTTACACTAACAACTACGTGGAAAAGATATACTGGAACTATTCGCTCAACAGCAACGAGTGATTCAGGGACACTTTCTTTTAGCGTTAATAATATAAATGCAACTTACTATATTGCAGCAGTAAAGCTGGAAAAAGGAAATAAGGCAACAGATTGGTCGCCAGCACCAGAAGATGTAGATAGCTCTATAAGTGCTGTAGATAATAAGGTAACAACTATAAGCAATCAGTATACATCACTTAGTCAGTCACTTACAAGCCTTACTGCAACAGTGAATAGCAATACAACAGCAATAAGCAAAAAGGCTGATGGAAGTACAGTTACAGCTTTACAGGCGAATATGACAGCACTGACAGCTGATTTGAGCGGATTTAAAACGACTGTGAGTAAAACGTACACAAGCAAGACAGAGTTTAATAATTTGCAGATTGGTGGAAGAAATCTTTTTCAAGGAACTAAAGAATTTGTTATACAAAATGCGACAGGTATAGATGGCGTTGGTAGTAGCATTGCAACGGAAAAATATAAAGGTTTAACAGTGCGTGTAAAATCAAGTCCTTGGAACTTTTACAGGCCAACATTAACTCTTGAAGCAGGAAAGTATGTATTTTCTTCGTATGTAAAAGGAACAACTAAATATAAAGGTGATATTCGAGCAACAAATGTGACTGAAAACACAGTCTTGAAAGCAAACACATTTAATATAAATAGTGAATGGGAGAGGCAATCACTTGCTTTTGAGTTAACGAAAAAAGCAAATGTAAAATTTTCACTTGAATCAACAGGAAGTGGTGAGATTTATGAATGTGGCTGGAAACTCGAACTCGGCAACAAAGCCACAGACTGGTCACCTGCGCCGGAAGACATTGACGAAAAATTTACAAATTACAGCACAACAACACAGATGAATAATGCTATTACACAAGCTATCACAGCGGAAAGCAATAGCATTAAACTTGAAGTGTCTAATACTTATGCTACAAAAGATAGCTTAAGTAGCTACAGCACAACAACGCAGATGAACGCGGCTATAAGCACAGCAATAAGTAAAGAAAGTTCAGCTATTAAGTTGTTAAAGAAAGATAATGATGCTGTAATGGTAGTATTACCTTCTGACCATCATATTGAGGGGCAAAAGGCTTATTTAGATACACTATCAGAAGCTATTGAAATAGCCAATAGGCGTAGAGGTATTGTAACAATAGGAATTAATCCAACAAGACCTGAAACAGGATATGGATATATTGAAATGGGAGAAAGGATACCATCAGGAGCTCAAGCTTATAAAATAGCAAGATTTACTGAAAAGCCTAATATTGAAGTAGCTAAGGATTTTTTATTAAAGGGAACTTATTTATGGAACTCAGGAATGTTTGTTTTTAGAGCAGATGTTATATTGAGAGAAATTGAAAAATATCTTCCTAAGATGTATAAATCATTAATGAATATATATCAGCATATAGGGGAAGAAGATGAGGAAGAAGTAACAAGAGAGGAATATGGATTAATTGATGGAATCTCTATAGATTTTGGAGTAATGCAGAGAACAAGAAAAGCCTATGTAATCAAGGGAGACTTTAAGTGGGATGATATCGGTAGTTTTAATGCATTAAGCAGATATTTAAATGAGTATAGAAATAATAAAATAAGCAATAATGTTTATATACAGGATTGTGAAAATTGCTCCATATTTGGAGGTAATGAAAAGCTTATAATTGGATTTGGAGTTAAAGATTTAGTTGTAGTTGATGCAGGAGGAACAGAAGCAAGTATAACACCACTTAGTATAGCTGGATTTACAAATATCAAAGCATTAAC